ATCTTTTGTTGCAAAGGGTCCGGGGGTGGGGGCTGGCCTGTGGGAGAGCCTTGCCCTTGTGGACTAGCGGGGGGAGATGCCTGCTGAGGTCCACCCATCCCCGGATTTTGTTGGGCTTGCATCTGGAGCGCTTGAAGCTCCTGCTGCATCTTTTCCTTCTGCACCGTCGTCATGATGGGCAGTTGGGTCATCTGGGCAAACGTTTCCTCGCTAAAGTGCTCGCCCATAATCTCTGCCATAATGCGGAAGCATTCCCGCACATATGCCTGGACTTTCTTCTGCATTTTCTTCAGCCGTAGCGTCCCCCACTTATCCTTAATATTCTGCGCAGTAGCAGTCTCGCTCGCCACTGAAGAACCACGCAGAATATCAGCAATGCCAGTAATTTCATAAATCACTCGCTTAACGTTTTCACGTTCCTGAACGAGCTGTTGGAGAACTTGCACAAATTCTTGCAGCGGGAACAGCCAAATCATGTCCTGGAGCTTTGCCCCATCTTTGAACTGCCCGACACCCTCCGCGGGTATGAGCGTATTATCTGGCTGAGCCATAAGGGCGGACAGCTTCGCCAGCCCTCCATCATAGAACCCCCGAACCTTAATCGCCTCTGTTACATGGTCGATCCGTTGGGTAAGGTGATTCAACTCCTCTGCTTGCTTCCGATAATATTCATAAATCGGCATCGGGAGCATAGAGCTAAGCTGCCGCCCAAAGTGTAGAGGCTCGGGCATATTAAAAAAGCCCGTGAGCTTCAGCGGGTCCTCTTCCCGCTTAATAATTCCGTCTTGGTAATTCTCAGCGATAAATACAATCGATCTCTTACTCTTATGCCAAATTTCCCAAATCCGACACGTCAGCTCCGGCCTCTTTTCTTCCTCATTCTTTTCCTTCGTCGTCCCGCCCCGCTCATCTTCCTTACTTGAGAAATTCAGTTTCTTTGCCCAGCTCTTCCCAAAGGACGCCTCAACGTCCTTCTTCGTCATGTCCGAGTAATATGCAATCCAAGGGACTCCGTCCCACTTCTTCGCATACCCCATGACCATTTGGTCCCACTTCTGGGGACGACAGCATACGAATTCTTGCTTTACCATCGAGTCGGGCTGCTGGGCTTGTTCCTCCAGCATCTCTTCCTCGTCTCCCTGCTCATCTACAGCCTCAGCAATTCCACTCTGCTCCCCGTCTACGTCTCCAGATTCGTCCTTGTCCCCTTTCTTGATTTCAGCGTCATTAGTAATCCCACCGTAGGACTGAATATCCGCGTCGTAAAAGAACCTAATCGCCCCACGGCCGGGCACAAGGGCGCTAAGCACTACATCATCCATTAACTTATGCATGGAGTCATAGCCCGACGTTGGATTGTCGAGCATGTAACTGATCCCACGACTAATCGCCTCAGCCCCAAGCTTCGCTACTGGCTTGTCATCCTTCCAGCGGCGCTTAACCACAGGCCGTGGAGTGTCGTTGTAGAGAGCTGGCTGGAGAGTCTCCGAATTTGAGTAAAGAATATTAAATTCGGGCACGTCCTGGTCTGTATTTAACTCATACGTTCTCAGCGCTCTATTCGCCTTCTTCCTATACTCTTCTTCGCGCTTTTGCCCGGCCTTAATCTGCCCAAGCCAATAGTTGACCTCGTTCCTGCCCGGGTCGTTGGCTTTCGTCTTTCCGGGCCCAGAGTCGGGCTTACCAAGGCCAAGCGGGTCACTCATGTCAGCCTACTGCCATCGAACGATGATACGACATGGAAACCGTTTGCTCGCTCGCAGCCACGCCTGCAGCTTCGAATTGCAGCTGCGCCAGATTGCCCGGCGTCATAGGAATATTTAGATCTGTCATAACAACATCAGCCATACCGCCGATCGGGGCAGCCACCTTTCCAGTCAGCCGAATTGTCCCACCAGCCCCGTCTCGCAGAGCCCACTGAAGTGGTGTTTGGGCAGTACCCGCGCAGGCTATACTGACATGAACCATGTCAACTACAATAGTATCATTCTGCAGATTCGGAGATTCACTATTCACCGTCGCTTGTGTTGCCGCAGCTGGCACATGGCTAACTGTCGTCTCCAGGGGCTTAATAATCAGTGTTGCCATCAATCTCTCCAGTGTGTATTACGTTGGGATTTCTTTGCCTGTTGCCTGGCCATCAATTCCGCAATAGTAAATTGTCTGGGGCCGGCGGACAAGCCTTGACCTTCGCCCGCCCGTTTAGGGGTGAACGCTGGCCTAGCCATACAGGCATATCTCGTCTCATCCCCTGCATGGTCTTCGCCTTCTGAATCAATATCCTCAGGGTCATTCTCTTTGTGCTGCAGAATCGGGATCGTCCGAATCGAGTCTTCGCAGCATTCCGCAAAGTAAAGCATCGGGTCTAGAGGCGCATCTGGGTAAGAGGAACCCACGAGCCTGTGGCGCATTTCATTCCAGCCGGCAATTCGCTTGTTATCTCCGCGGCGCCAACCTACACCCTGTCTCGCGAAGGTCTCCATGATGGAAGGCCCGCCGTCTCTGACGAAAATCGCCGGGTCAGCAACACCATACTCGATCTGCTCGTCGAACAGGTTCTCCCGACTCATAATCCCTCGGGCTACCACCTCTGCATCCAGCTTCAGCCCGACATTCGGGTCCTGCCCTCCTGCGCTTCCATACCACTCCCGGTATTTAACGAACGCACCCGCTCTAAAGGGTTTTCTCTTTGGAATTCCCCAGGTCCCGTCTGCGACTGCATACCAGCCAATGGAGAAGGGCTTCGCTGATCCCCAGTCCATAGCACGAAATCTGCTTGTTCCCTTGGGTATAATCTGCCAGATATTTCGCGGCACCACATGGATAAGGGGGTCCCAGCGGTCAAAGAAGGCTCCTTGGATGATATCCCAGTTACCTTCAAGCCAGGCTTTAACCAGCTCCGCATTACCTGATTGATAAAGATTCGCAACATACTCATTTCCAACCTTTGGATTATCCGTCACCCTCGAAGGAATATAAATTCTCTCCCTCGTTAGTACCCCACCTGTCCTCGGGTCCGGGAAGCTTTCTGTCAGAACTTGCCACCCCAGCGGACTCGGGTCAATAAACCTTTTCTTCACCCATTGGTGTCCAGGACCCCCAGGATTGCCAGTAAGACGAAGACAACAAGGAACGCCAGCGCCGGAACGAAGGGTAGCGCGTAGCTTGTTAATAGGTCCTGGAGAAGGAAAGTTTGTAACTTCTTCAACGTAGACTCGGGTGTAGCTATGTCCTTGGTATTCTTCGGCATCCTTGTCAGCCTCCAGGTATCTGAACTTCAGCCGCCCGCCGCCGGGCATAATCCACTCCGCCTTGGGCAACTCAAAATACTTCGCCCCTAGCTGTGGAAATATCTCCTTCGTCCTTGCCACAACCTCTTCCAGCTGCTTAAAAGTCCTCCGAAAGAAAACCCCAATCGCCGCTTGTCCATACTTGCTCGAGTGCTCCAGCCAGTCTCCAATACTCCCCTCGGTCTTTCCGCCTCCTCGGGCTCCGCCATAAAACACTTCATAAATCGGGCACGCAATCAGCGCCGTCTGGGGTCCCGGGTTCGGCTGCCAGACAACCTTCGGATCAAACGCTTGATAAGCACTCATTCAGTCGTGTGCACGGCAGCCACCTATTGGCTGCTGGGCTCCCCCTCAATAACCTGCGGGCTCCTCGGGCTATACCTCTCCGACCAGCTCTGGGAATCCGTCTCCTTCTGCGGCAGCGCCACCACAAAGCTATTATTCACATTCACATTAACGCCCGACTGTTTCGCCCCGTATCCCTTCGCCCTCAGCGCCAGGTCCGCCGTCTTCAGCAGCACATCCATATTCGGGTCTGCGTTATGCAGTTTCTCTTGGAGCTTATCCAAACTATCATTTGCCAGCGCCGTCAACCTCTCTTCGGTCCCCCGCATGGCCAGGATCACGTCGGGCCCGAGCATCTCTTTCTTTCGAGCTGCAAACCTATCCTGAAAGGCATCCGAATTAATCATCCGGCTCAGCCAGCCTTCCGTATAATCGAAGTACTTTGCAATCTGCCTCTGTGTTTGCTCCGGGTTCAGCAGCATATAATCAATCACCATTGCTGCGTCCCACTTAACTCTCTTAATCCCTCCAGCCTTATTCAAAGCCGTGTCATACGCTGGCACTTCTGGGGCCGGGGGTGGTTCTGCTGTATCCATAATGTCAACGGAGATCAGTTCATCTGGCATCATAGTGTCCACGGGGTCGGGCAACCCGGGCATTCTATTCCATAGTTCTCCCGTTCGTCAAGCTCTCAGGTTCGGGGCTTTAGCCCCCTACTTTCGCCCGGGCATTATTGTACCATAAGTCCCGGGCGTAAGTCTCTACTTCTTCCCGGGCGAAACTCTCCTAGCTTCCTCCCGGGTGAAACTAGAACACTTTTCCTAATTCAGGAGCTGACAAGCCCGCCCTAAAGATGTCCCTTTCGCAGCCCCCCCTGCGGGAACATGGGGAGGGGGGTCTAAGTCATTGATTATAAACGAAAATTTCAGAGTAGCAATGACAATGTCATATGACAGGCGCATGGAATGGGGTGTGCCAATGACGATGGCATGGACTGCAGGGCAATCGGTGTGCCAATGGTGTAACCTGTTGATTCAATTGGGATTCAAGAATCGTGCCTGGGCGATGTGACGCCCGACGGCACTTTGTGACGCCCGAAATTGTC